AGTCAAGCAGCAGCAAATGCGTACGATGGTGCTCTGGACGAAAACGGAGAACCATTAAAGATTGGTTTGAACCGAGAAGATGGTCATCCGATAATCGATAGCCGTGTTATGGACGGGTTTAAGGTCCGTTTTGCTGCTGACCAACTCGTTGTTACTTATCAGGGCGAGTCCTTAGTAAAAGAGATGCACCCCAGAAATCAATTTGAAAATGAAATTGAGGCAAAGTTTTCTGATATTGCAAAGTTTTTGAAGAAAGAATACAAAAAAATTACAAAAAACTCTGTATCCCTTACAGAAGTCGCAGACGCAGATATCTTGGTTCAATCAATGTCTAGAAAACATACTTGGGTTCAGGCAACAAAGCAATATAAGATTGGCGGTCTAGAAGAGGTAGCCTCGGTTCGTCAATCCTCAGACAGAAGTGAATTAATGTCTTACGAAAAAAAGTTCCAGGATTTCTTGGCACTGTCTTCGGACAAGAGACCTTCGAACGATAAAGCACCAAAGAACCCTGATACACCGGAGGCTTAATGCCATCGAGTAAACAGGAGATTATGGCGGAAATAGTCCGCTGCGGGAAAGACCCGGCTTTCTTCTGCAAGAAATATGCAAAGATCTCTCATCCAATGAGAGGATCTATCCCTTTTGACCTATACGACTTCCAAGAGAAGGCGCTTCACGACTTTAAAGTAAATAGATTTAGTGTAATTCTCAAGGCTCGCCAGTTGGGTATCTCAACGACCGTCGCTGCCTATGTGTGTTGGCTTATGCTTTTTGCAAAAGATAAAAATGTTTTGGTTGTAGCCACAAAACTTGGTACTGCTGCCAACTTGGTTAAAAAAATAAAAGCCATACACAAGAACCTGCCAGCATGGTTAAAGATATCTGACATTGCTGTTGATAACAGGAACTCCTTTGAACTAACAAACGGATCCCAAGTAAAGGCTTCCTCTACTTCCGGTGATGCAGGTCGTTCAGAAGCACTGTCTCTGCTTGTTATAGACGAGGCGGCTTTTGTTGACGGTATTGATGAGTTGTGGGCAGGTCTATACCCAACTCTATCTACGGGTGGACGCTGTATCGCTTTGTCTACTCCAAATGGTGTTGGAAATTGGTTTCACAAGACTTATACAGAGGCTCAAGAGAATAAAAACGATTTTCATACGATAAGGCTTCCTTGGAACGTCCATCCGGAAAGAAACCAAGCATGGTTTGAAAAGGAAACTCGTAATATGTCTCGGCGTGAGATTGCGCAAGAGCTTGAATGCAATTTTAATGCATCAGGTGATACCGTAGTTCACGGTGATGACCTGAAGAAAATCATAGAGAGAGCCTCAGATCCGAAGAGAAAAACAGGATTTGATAGAAACTATTGGATCTGGGAAGAGCCAGACCCCAGTAAACAATACTTGATGGTATCAGATATTGCCAGGGGAGATGGATCAGATTACAGTGTGGCGCATATTTTTGATGTTGCTAGTATGACACAGGTAGCCGAATACCAGGGTAAAATAACTCCTGATATGTTTGCTCCAGTTTTATATTCTATGGGCACTGAGTACAACAATGCCTTGTTGGTTATAGAAAACAATTCGTTTGGAATAGGTGTTTTAAGTAGACTTCAAGAATTAGCTTATAAAAATTTATATTATAGTGTAAAATCAACTCACGAGTATGTAGATGAGTTAACCGCAGAAGCGATTGGCGGAGTGGCAGGTTTCACAATGTCAATGAAAACTAGACCATTAGTTATTGCTAAGTTTGAGGAATTCGTGAGAAATAAACTAATTACTATTAATTCGATGAGGTTGGCGAACGAAGTTAAGACTTTTGTTTGGCACAATGGTCGTCCTCAGGCGATGAGAAGTTATAACGATGACCTTGTTATAGCAGCGTCCATTGCTTGTTGGGTTAGGGATACTGCTTTGACTGTTAACAAAAGGGAATTAGAGTACAAAAGAGCATTGATTAGCGGTATTTCTGTTTCGACAAATACTTTTAACACTAAAATAGAAGGTCAGCACGGATTCAAGCCCCAGAAGAAAACATTTAAGGGCACTGACGGCCGCACACACGACCTAACATGGATAATTAAGGGATAAAAATGGCAGACAATTCTAACAACCCAAGAAATAATACATCGAATTTATTTCGCCGGCTCACTCGTTTGTTCAGTGGACCGATTGTGAACTACGATCGACCCTCAGTCGTGAGGGGAACATCGAGAGATGTAAAGAAATATACTTTTACAAGCAGCACCGGCAGAGAGTTTAAAAAGAAAGAATATTATAATCCCTTTGGTGATTTAAGTAATAAAGTCCTTTATCAGAGAAATAAGCAAGTCCGTTATACAGACTTTGAGCAGATGGAATATATGCCTGAAATTGCATCTGCCTTAGATATCTACGCTGATGAGATAACTACGTCTACTGTCTTTAGTCCTCTTGTTGGTATCGATTGCCACAACAGAGAGATAAAGGATATATTAGAGACACTTCTTTATAATGTCCTAAACATAAACTCTAACTTGTTTGGTTGGGCAAGAAGCATGTGTAAGTATGGTGACTACTTCTTGTATCTTGACGTAGATGATGATACAGGTATAACCAATGTCATACCACTCCCAGTACGTGAAGTTGAGAGGATAGAGGGAACCGATTCTACTAACCCAAACTACATCCAATATTTTTGGCAAAATGCCGAAGGTCAAAACGGTGTTACCTTTGAAAATTGGCAAGTTTGCCATTTTCGAGTTCTTGGAAATGATAAGTACGTTCCTTATGGTACAT